TTTCATTAGCTTGTTGCGCATTTATTCTAGCTTGCTCAGCCGCAGTTTTATTTGCTTCAATATTTGCCGTTAAGCTTGCTCTGCTTAAATTAAGTTGTTGCTGTTGAAAATCTACAGCTTGTTGTTCTTTCTTTTTTGTATTGTAAATATTTAAGCTATTAGCAATCCCAAGCATTTCAGATGTAGTAGATTTTCCCTCTTGAAACCTATTAAAAGTTTTTTCACCAACAACATTAATAATATTTTTTTGATTATTTTGAAGTTGTGCAAAATGTCTATCTATTGGGTTGGAATCAGAAGCTGTTTGATCTGCAGGAACAGGGCTTTCTGATTGTAAATATTGAGAAATGACCCCTTCCGCTACAGCTTGTGCTCCAGCTCTTTCTTCCTTGTTTTTGTAATATTTGCCAATCCCTTCAGCGATAGAATTGCCAGCAGAATCAAGACCAGCCCCAATATTGCGACCAGGTTGCATCAAGGCATTCAAATAACCTTCAGGCAATGCCGCACCAGTGCCTCTATACGGAGCAACGTAATTATATTCACCCATAATATATCCTATTTACTTGAACAATCCAGAAACAAATCCACCAGCAGGAGCACTAAGAAAACCGCCAGCTATTTTACCAATTCCGCCAATTATTCCACCCGTTAAGGCAGCACTATTAGCAGCACTAGCAGTGTTTGCCGCAAGTTGTCCTTGGTAATTTTGATTGTAAATATCTCCTGCATATTGAGATTCAGGGTTAAACAATTGTCCAGGATTAAACGATTTAGACGCTCCGGCAAATCCTCCAGTCATACCAAACGATTGACTAGGACGACCTAACACTTGTTGGAATACATCCCCATACAATGCTTGAGATGCACCCATTGCCCCCGTACCGTATTGCGCTCGTTGTTGTTGCACTCCACTACCAGCGTATTGACTGTTAAGAGCTTCCATCATGGCACCAGAAGCCTGTCCATTCATGCCCCTAGCTTGCAAGCCTGCTCGTGTTTGTTGTTGAATTTGACGCTGTTGATCTGGCGTTAAAGCGTTTCCTGCCATCATTCCAGAGTTAGCTTGTTGAAGCATAGAATCAACAATTGACGCTTGCATTGGATTTGCTCTTCGCGCTGCTGCCATTGCTTCAGGGCCAAGCTTTGAAATATCAGCAATGTCTGAAGCTCTAGATTGCGATCGAACTTGAGATTCAACTTGTCCTAATTGAGGAGCATAAAGATTATACATCTCCATCATTCCAGGAGCAGCTTGTTTCATCAAATCCATTTGAAGCTGTTGATACAAAGGAGCGTATTTCAACTCTCCAGCGTAACGCTGTGGAGCTAACTCAAGTTGCGCTCTAAGTGTATCTCTTGTTTCAGCGTAATAATCTCTTGGCGGCGGTGCTGCTACTTTAGTTGATCCCATATTATTTTTTACCTTTTTTTACGTATTAACCATAGGGACTAGGATTTGGTGGCTCAATTTGGGATGCTGGAGGAGCTAACGCTGGCGCGGGTTGGCTATTACGTTTTTGCAATCCTCGAAGCGGATTGAGCATATGACGACTATACCCATTGTATCCATTATATCTATTGTAACCTTGATTTGTTTGATTATAATCCCATTGCCCTGGTTGCCTATGCCATCCATTGTAATCTTGTTGAGCAGTTTGTTGGGCTAACACAGGTTCTCCAAGATTAGCAGGTTGGATATTTAATCCGTCAGGGCCTATTACATTTGCAGCCGGAGGTGCTGTTTTTGGAGCTGGAGCTGGAGCTGAACTTCTTGATCCCATATTATTTCCTAGCTTTTTTGTAAACCGACATAACATTTTTGTAACGTCTCATAGAACCATTTCTCATTCCAACAGATGGCATAACTGCTGATTGAGGATGAGCCAAAAAAAATGTTGCGGCAACAGCCATTGCGTCATTAGGAGAATTGGCAGCAAATTGATCCCAATACCAATACTTACCATTAGGATCAGTTTTCTGCCAATTAAAATTTACCATCTCTGTGCTATCTTGTTGCCATCCAACAAGGACTGCACTTACTTCCATTGTCATTAAATTACATACACATTTTAAAGTCTTTTGTTCCATGTGGAACATTACGTAATCTTCAAGAGCTTCATCTGTCCAACCAACAAAACCTAACGGAAGCTTTTTACGAAGATATTCTGATATGATTTTTATCATACAGGAAATTCCTGAAGGATCATTCTAGAAGTGCCTACTTCGTAAGAATTAGCGTTAGTAGCAGTAGTGCTTGTATTAACGAAAAAATCATTTAAAACCCCATTATACCAGCAAAGCTTATAAGTATATCTTGTTATGGAGCTAACGGTGTCAAGATATGTAAAAGATACGTTTTGTGGAGTGCTACCACTATCAGCATCGTAAGTTCCAACAGCTATTCCATAAGGTCGAAGAGGTTGACCTGCTGGAGCAGGAGGCATTCCAATTTCTATAGTGGTGTTATTAATTCCCTCTTTTCGGTATAAAAGAAATACGCCATCGCGGCTACTATTCTGAGCTTCGTAATTAATATTTACAGTTATTAAAATTTTAGAATCTAACCTTGTTGTATTTATAAAAGTATCAAGTACTGCAATACGATTGGTTGGCTCTATATTAACTCCAGGATTAGTTGGCCTTGCAACAACCATGGCATACCCTACATTGCCAGTATAATGCGTTTGAACAATATTGGGTTTCCAATATAATGCAGTTGCGTCAGATACTAATCCACTACTAATTGTTAAAGAATTAGTAGTGCTGCCAATACCTGTTCCAACAATAGTTCCTTGAGTAATTGCTTTTATTTTTTGAAGTGATACATTGTTATCGGCAATAGTTGCTTCAGTAACTGCGCTTAAAGCAATTTTTGCTGTGGTAACGGCAAGCGCATCAATTTTTGCAGTAGTAACCGCAAGTGCTCCAAGTTTTGTTACGGTAACGGCACCTGTTCCAAGTTTTGCTTCGGTAACGGCACCCGCAGAAATTGAATTTTCAACAACAGAATTTGCTCCTAATGCTAATGATCCACCATCAACAGAACCAATAACGCTTACGCTTGGTTGAGCAAGTAAATTTAACAAAGCAGCATCAATTACTGTATTGTTTGATACTTCAACTCCTGGAGCTACAGTTACAAAAAGTGGCATAAAATTAAGAGTCTATTTTCCCTGACAATCTAAAAGGAACCCCTGATACTACGCAAGACAAAACATCTACGCTTCCTTGAGTTGATACTAATTTTGGCTGAATACTAGACGAATGTCGTTTTAATTTAGCTTTATGAATAAACGACTGTTGTTTATTTAATCTAACTCCAAGCGTTCCAAGTTGTAAAACTCCAGCTTTTGCAATTACTGAATAATCTTGCCTGTAAGGATTTAGAAAATCATTGTTTACATTGCTTTCAACATAATCAGGCGTGCCATATGTGTAATACTTTAAATTGTTTTTAGTTTCTGGAACAATAGTTAAGTTTTGAATTTCATTAACTCCGTCAAATTGCACTTCTAATGTGTAACTTGGGTTTAATGTTGAAATTTCAACCCCCATATTTGTCCATTGTTTATGGTCTAATGTTTTTGCAGTGTATCCCCTAAACGTAACAGATGTTTGTATTTGTTTTTCTACACCAACATTTGGTCTGTCTACAGTTGAAGCTTTATCAAAATATCGAATAAAACCAGAACTATCTGCCCATGCTAAATATGTTTTTCCAACAATATTGATTTTTGCCCAATATTTAGGAATAAGCATATCGCTTTCCCAATAACCTTCCCACGCTTTTGTTAAAAAATTAAAAACAATAGTCCTTGTATTTTGACCGCGAGTTGCTGTCGTATTTCCAGACACCGGAAACGATAACAGATATCTGTTGTCAAAATATACACCTACAGATTTTTCCACATTAGCTTTATCAATTGTGTCAATAATGGGTTGAATTGACTCAGATAAGGGAAGAACGATAGATTGTGAAATTCCAAACTCTGTTTGTTTCAACGAAATAACACCTCGTTGAGACAAGAAAATTACATCTGATCCGGTTGATGTAATTGAAAGTGGAGCAATACAACCAAAATCACGAGTAATTTCAGTTAAAGCAACATCAGTTAAATCACCAGTAATGTTTTGAATTGCAAGAATGGAACGCTCTTTAAACACTAAAAGAGTTGTTTGATTAAATGGATAAACAGCTTGAACTTTATCTGTTCCAGAAGCGTTTAATTTAAATTCCGATAAAATTGGAGAATAATGCAACGGATCTAAAATGTCGCTTACTGCTAAATTGTCAGGGCCAAACAATACAATTAACCTGTTTTGAAAGTAAATTGCGTCTCGACCTGCTGGTATTTTTTGTCTGTTTGCCCCAAATTTACGAATGCTTCCTCCAACAGTTCCTGTAGCAGCTTGGATATCCACCAAAGAATTAGGCATTTCAAATACAAGTTGACTAGGAGCTGTTCCATTATTAACAGTAACTGACTCAATGCCTCCTTCAGTTACTGTAGCAGTTAAATAAGTTGTGCTAAAAGTCCAAACTGCTCCAGTTATTCCAGTTATTGCAGAACCCCCAGAAGTTAATGATAACTGAAAAGTGTTGGTTAATGGATTTTTAATATAATAAAAAGTTCCAACGCTTAATCCTGCTCCTCCAGATGCCAATGCTGTTGTTGACACTATATCGTTTGAAGCAAATGTATGGCCAGTGCTTGTAAATGTGTCTGTTGTTGCTATTGCTGATGTTGTAAAACTTTTAAGGTCTAATAAATTTGTCAGCGTTAATCCTGCGTTAGTTTCTCTTATTGCAGGAGGAGATGTGTAACCATTTCCAGATTTTAACACTGTAACCAAATTTAAATAACTACTTTTAACTCCTAATGCTCTTGAAGATAAAAACAATGAATCAGTTGTGTCATCTGTTCCAGTTCTACTTTTGTGAAGTTTTAAGGTATTGTCGTCAACTGGATAAACATAAAATGTTGAATTATCAGGAATTGCAAGATCATCAAGAGCGTTACTATTATCAAAACCGTAAAACAAAGCTAAACCAGTATTGTTTTCAACAATAACTTTTTCGCCAGCTACAAAGCCATGATTTGAAACTGTAATTGTATCTAAATCAGCGTCGTAAGCAGAAATGTAATTAGATGAAGGAACGGCTTTAAAGCCTTGCGTTAAAGCTGATCCGCCAACAGTTGAATCTTGCGGCTTCATCATGATTGGGTTTGCGTCATTTTCCCAATCATTTTCTCTATTTACTTGCGCTGTAGATGATCCGTTTTTTTGAAGTTCAATATAGTAACGAAGAGAACTTAAAGTTGCTGTTGAGTTTAATTTTAACGGCTGAGTTGACGATAAAGCTTGAGACAATGTTTGATGCAAACTAACACGTTTTCCTTGCACGTTTACAAAAATACCTTGCCCCCCAGAAGCTGCACTAAAAGTCCAAACTGCTCCAACTATTCCAGTTATTACTGTACCACCTAAAGTTAATGATAGTTGAAACGTATTAGTGGCTGAGTTTACAATATAATAAACAACACCAACGGTTAATCCACTTCCTCCAGACATCGTTACCGTTACTGGATCGTTTGAAGCAAATCCATGTGCAGTGCTTGTAAACGTGTCTGTTGTTGTAGACGTTGTTGTAACACTTTTAAGCGACCATAAAGCAGGAGCATTGTCTACTGAACCAACACCAACAAAATCACCAGTTGCCATGTCTGCCAAAGTATTTAAAAGCAAAAAATATCTTTGAAAAACTGGAAACACCGTTATTCCTGAAATGTAAGTAGTGCTTAAATTAGCCGGATCGCTGCTAATGTAAAAAGCATTTACATCAGAAACCGTTACGTAATAAGGCGTATTTGCTGTAATTGTTGTTCCCGCTCCTGATCCTATAGTAACAACAGAGTAAACTACATCGCCTGTTTTAAGTTGATGGTTAGTAACGGAAAATGTAGTTCTTGAAGGAGATGTCACTTGAGTAAGAAATGTAACACTGGAAGAACCCGCTGAACCTTTAAAATAATACCGAGCATTGCCACTTCTAAAAAGAACCACATTTTCACCCGATTGAACCATTTTAACATCATTGTAAAAATCGTAACCATTTGTAGATATTTCAATAGGCGCAGTTGCTGGAACAATAAAAAATATTTTTCCGTTTCCGCCATCATCTCTCGGTTCATTAACGGCAATTAAAACTCCTCCTATTTGAGTTGCTGAGTCTGTATAATTTATTGTTCCAACAATGTTAGAAAATCCAACCGTAGAATTGTATGCAGAAGTTGAAACTCCACCTATAAAAAGTGCTCCGTTTGTTGCCATTATAGTTCCAGGCGTAATTACTAAAGTAGTTCCATCGTCTGATACAACACGAGTTCCAGAAGCAAACACTAAATTAGCAGTTGGAGTCGTTCCAAATTTCCACGAAACATCCGCAGTTATTTGTCTTCCTGCTAAATGCGGAGTAGACGATGTTGGACTGCGTTGAATTGAAGTCATACCAAGCGTCATGTTTTGATAGCCACCACTACCATACACTCCACCTTTAACATTTTCACCCCAAACTCCACCCCATTTAGGTTCAAGAATTCCCCAGCGATTAGTAATTCGGTTTGCGTCAAAGATACGATTAACGGCGTTTGTTACGTATCCAGACGGCACTAAATGAGGAGATACCCTAGCATTAACTCCAATAAACCCATTGTCAAAATCTTCTACTGTTGGAAGGCTTGTCATAGTTTATCTATTGTAAACGATGATTTGGTCAGGTGCAGGGCTTTCTCTTATTGTTTTATTTACTTCTTCAGCAATAATTGACAAAGCAGTGCTCATAAGCTCAGCTCCCATTTCAGTTTTTCCATCAACTGTTAACATTCTACCAGCAGAAAAATAAGAACAAAAATTAAAAAACCGATAAGGGATAGTAGTAACACTAACGCCAAGAGAAGTGCTAAGAGGTGGAGATTGTGTTCGTTTTAACCACACATAAGGAATTTCGTCGTCAACTACAATTCCTGCACTTGTATATGAATAATTAACATTTGTATCTGTAACTAAAAGGCGAGGATCAAAATGAGTAATGCTTAAAACTTCACCTATTTCATTTGTTCTTGCTGCTCCTTCAGCGTCATGAGTTAGACTTAAAGTTCTATAAAACGGAATTAAAACAGACCAATAAATTGCGTTCCCGGGAACATTTCCTCCGCTAGTTGCTAAAATACATTGGTAGTAAAGTTCTGCTCGTGCATAAAACACTACATCTCCTACAATATATGCTGCTGCATTGTCATAAGTTAAAGCGTTAGTCCATTCGTTTTTAGCTTCAGCCCATGTGCTGGCGTTTAAAATACCGTTTGTTGCAGGGTCAATGCCGCTTCCACTAGCACCTACACGCTGGTAATATTTTGCTTCAGTTGTAAAATAAACAAAGTTTCCAGTATTGTAATTTGTACCGCCGCCATAAGGTGGAGCAAAATATTCTTTAGAATACTCACGCATTTCAGGCCAGTTATAAAATTCCCAGGCTTGCGTTAATGCCAGGCCAATATATGTCCTAAACATTCCAGCTTCCTCGACTGACGGTGGGTAAACACGTCCTGTTAATTCGCAGGATTGTTGCAAGACGCTGCTGTAAAGGGATGTTCTCATGGATTACTACGAGGCAAAGCATACCATCCTTCCGGGATTAGTATACGGTTCTTAGAGCGAATCATTTGACCAGATGCGTCTTTGACCCAGACTTTAGAATAAACGCTGCCAGCAAGCCTTACAGGCTCACCGTGAGGCACATAGACAACTCTAGTCGCGCAACCTTGGATCAGAAGCATTGATCCGATCATTAAGATCTTTGCGAAGCTCTGGATCTGGCGTTGCGTTAATGGATGTAACATCGGTTTTCGCTTCTGCTGTTAGCCATTTTAAAACGGCTGTAATCAGTTTACTAAACCAATCCATTAACTGTCCTTAGCAATAATAAGTCCAACACCTGCCGTAATAGCAGCAAGGACAAGAGGAATGTCAACATTAGTAGCTGCGTTACCGTCAAAAATTGCAACAAGTGCTCCACCAATAGCAACACAAATTGCACCAACACCAGCAAGACTAGTTTTCCAATTATTCATTTGTTCCTTTTATTTGTCAGCAATCTATATAGGAAAATCATTGAAATAACAGCTCCAATAATGCCTGAAATTGCTCCCCCAATTGATCCACCAATTTGAAGATAATGCAGAAATGCCCCCCCTAATCCAAAACCCGCACCTCCAATACTATTTACAACAAGATTAGACGTTTCATTTGTGATCATAATTAAGCCCAGGGCAATGGTAAACAAGCAACTACAGGAGGCAATTCTTGCTGCTTAATGTTGTCTAGTAAATACAATTCGCATTCTTCTTTGTTAACGCCAGAAGCCCAGACCCAACTTAAAACAGTTTCTTCATTAAGATCAGCGTAAACAATAAAACTGTCAGGATCTGGCGGTTGAAAAGCAATACTGTTGTAAAGCGTTGATTGAAGATTGCCTTTAGTGGCAGTAGCTCGCCAACAAAGTCCAATGACAACCTTTTCAAGATTGCCACTTACCATTTGTGACGTTAACTGTTCAACCTTCCAGGAAATAACTGGAACAATATCTGGAGTTTTTTTTGGCATAATTAAGTTGTCGTAAACGATCTAATTGTTCCATCAGACGTAACAAACTTTAAAGAAGTTGAAAGATTGCCTCCATCCCAATAAATGTGAGCTAAACCTGAAGTTGCAGTTCCTGCTGAACTTCCCGCTGCAAATCCAAGAGCGTTGTTAACTGTATCACTGTTGTTTACAGCTCCAATAACTAAACTTCTTTTAACATTGCCAGTTCCTGCCGTTATATTAACAGCAGGAACATTAGTTAAATCAGAAATATTAGAAGCGTTGCTGCAGTTAATCCTAACGTAGTTATCAGCTAGAACAGTAGGCCCAGATAGTGTTTCAATGTTATTTCTACCGCTAACAGCATCTCCGTGATATCTGCCAGATACGTTCCCTTGAGCATTATAAAGGGATGACTGTGGTCTTCCGCTTGGATTAGTTGCAGTAGGTGTCAATGTTGTAGCAACACCAATAGAGTTCGGAATACCTTCAATATAAACCCCCGACTGGGAACCAATTACTGTTCCTGTATTATCATATTGACCGCTGTAGGTAGAAATTAGAGAAGTTGCATTATCTTGAAACCTTTCATCGGAAAGATTAGGATTAAGAATTGCTCCAACCCTTGAAATCCTTAAATCAGTAAATGCAAATGAGTTTGGAATAGTTGTTGTTGCAGAAAACGAAGTATTGCTTGTTGATGAAGTGACGTAAAGATTTTGAGTTTTAGCCTCAAATTCGTTAAAGAAATATCCGCTTGCACCATTAGCAATTGCAGTGCCTGTTATGGAATTTGTGTTTGGAAAAATTGGAGCAAATGGATCAGGGCTTCCTGTATTTTGCCCGCTAGAAAAAATAAAATAAGCTGTTTCTCCTGTGTTGTTTGTAAACTTTGCGCCAACACGATATCTTTTTCCAACTATAAGAGCACCGTGACTATCGCTATATGCACGATATGTCGACAATGAACCTGTTGCTGTGCTTTTTATGGCTATATTATTTGATGAAATTACATCAAAAGTTAAAGTTCCAGTAGCGGTTGCTGCAGTTGATGATCCCCCGATAGTGGGTGTAACAGTAAACGATGTTGGCGTTGAATCTCTTACAAAATAAGTCCCAGCGGCAATCCCTCCTGAAGTAATTGTAACGCTGTCGCCATAAAGTAATGGATTTGGAGCTGTTACTGTAACAACTGGACTACTAGCTACTACCGTTCCTGTAGAGCCAGTAGTAATGGTTATGTTGTTAGTGTTTGAAACAGTAGAACTTGATGGGATTCCGTTCCATACTGTTGGATTGCCGTTAATATCAAAATTAATTCGATTGCCGCTACCATCAGCAATAGCTCTAGCCCATTGATCTGAATCATCAATGCCAAAAGCATTAACCTGTTCAATGTCAGCCAAACTTAACGCACGACTGTAAACTGCAAAATTATAAAAAGTTCCCGACCACGGAACAGAAACAGGCCCACCAGCAGAACCTACGTTTGTGTAAAGATTTCTAAGATAATTTGTAAGCGGAACATTGCCAACATTGGTAACAACTTGAGTAAGAACTTCGCCATTTACATAAAACACCATGCTTGTTTGTGTTTTAACAATTGCAAAGTTAATAATTTTGCCAGCATATTTACTTGCAAAATTAGCAGGAATAACTTCTCGATAAGTATCTACCCTAGTTCCTCCTCCTGAAATTGTTGTAACCAATAAATTTCCAAGATTACCACTTGCATCAACCCCAACACTAACTTCTAATGAATATTCACCTACTGGCGGAGTAGCGGAAGATCCAACGTCTGGTTTAAAAGCAAACAATCCTTTGCTTCCGTAAGCATTTCCGCTAAATGCAGGCATTTTAAATTTGGCGTAAACCGTAAAATCGCCATATCCAATTAATGCGTTTGCAGTAGTGTTATATTGAATTTTTTGACCTGGTGTTATACCGTCAAAATATACACCTTTAGCAATTCCACTAGCTGCAACTACTGACGGCCCTTCAAGAATATTTCGTTGGAAATCTTTTGTCGTGATTTTCGTAGTTGTTGCAGCACTAGCATCGTAAAGCGGAAGCAAATCCGCATTCAAATCAATAGTTGCACTTGTTAAAGCTGTTAACCCCGCAATTGTTGAATTAGCCATAAGTTTACAAAATCAAAAAATCCACTCCGTTTATTAATAAAAAACTCGTAGGGGCAGCACTAGCTACAATAATGAACGATGGAAGCCTAATCGATGTTCCATCAGCTCCAATCTTTACTCCACGCAATCCAATTGTTAACGGCCCCATAACACGTTATGATCTGCGGTTGTAAATAATATAAACGCCAGTAGTAGAAACAATCGTTGTCCACGCTCCTGGCACATAAGTTCCTGCAAGAACCAATGAATCAGCAGCACCTGTCGTAGTAATATTTCCAACACAACTAGCCCACGTAATTGTGCAATCTGTAATAGCTAAAAATCCTTGATAACAACCGTTAGTAGTTTGCGCTCCCGATTTAAGGATCCCACCATATTCTCCACTTGCACCTCTTGTTGCTCCAATATTCATAAGTTAAAGCTCTCCGTAATTCTTGCTGTATTTTTTAGCACTAGTAAATCCAAATTGCAACTTAGTTCCGCCGCATCTAACTCGAACTTCTGGGTTATCACGTTCAACCTCTTTCAAAAATCCACTATCACGCCAGCAGTTATACCCATATTTCTGCCCCCAAGTGTGATACAAACCATTATCAATACGCATCCTAAGACGACCTAATCCTTCAACGCTTTTATGATCTGCTCTATTAACTTTTTCCATCCTAGCGTGGTTAATAGCAGATGTCGCCATTTCTTTTGCGTGACCATCTTTAAGCTCTTTAATTACTGCCTCACGCAATTCTTGAGGCATATCATTACCAATCTCTGTTATAATGTTACTCATAGAAAGTGGTGGGAGCAACCAATCGCTACTCCCACCATTGATTAAAAATTACGCTGTTGCGTTAAACATACCAAAACCTGATGGGTTTTTTACAACTAATCCAGCAATAGCTTGAATCAGTTTAATAGGGCCACCGCCAGCATCAGGAAGGTCTTTGACTTCTGGCAATTTAGCGTAACGAATTTCTACCATGTCAGATGGAATAACATAACCTTTATGTGGAACAGCAACAAAAGCAGCACCCTGTGCATTGTCTGTAACAAATCCACCAATAAACACATCGGGTTGAATTAATAGCCGTCCAAAATCACCTTCAAACACATCAATAGATGATTTAAAAGTTGCATCAGCAATTTCTTTATTAAACGTACGAATATTTCCAAACCCAAGAACAGAGCTAACAGTTTCTGTTTTAGGAACAGTTAAGTTAGTCATTGCACGACGAAGTGTAGTTCCACAAATCATGTCGTAATCTCGAACAGTTCCAGTATTAGTGTAAATAGAACCTAAAAGATTTTGAACTGTAGTTTCTACAAGGCTTGCGGTTACAGTGGTGTCTAAAGATGCTCCATAATTAAGAGGAGCTTTTCCAACAGTAGATGCAGCAGGTGCGGTTTGAAGCGTATAACCCAATGATGCTGTAACATTAGTTGTTGAAGTTAGGGCTGGAGTAGTAGCAACAGATGCTGGCGAAGCATTTGTTAGGGATAAGAATGTGCATTCCATATCTCGCTTAAGTTCCACAAGACGTTTTGCAACGCCTTTAGCCGTTTCACTAGAAACTCCAGCAACATTAGAAGTTTCAGCAATAAACCCAGTGCGATGATTGCGACGAAATACTTGAGCGTAATTGCTCATACGCGCTCGACTTGCTGAAGCATTGTCGTATGACGATACATCAGCACCGTCAGCAACATTTGACATTGTAGTGGCAGAATAGTTGTCTACCTGCCAACTAAACGTCATGTTTCCAATGTCTTTCCCCTTGGGAGCCATTGAAACAAACGGCGTAGACTTTGCGTCTACAACTGCTACATAATCTGCTAACTCTTCACGAACACCAATCTGCGTAAAAGAACTTAATAGTGGCATAAAATTACATCCCTTTCAATAAGTGAGCCAATTCATCTACTCCCCCTGAACTTAAAAAGCGTTTGCGACCGAATTCTGCTGTTGCTTTATCTTTATCCACTCGCCCCTGGCTTGCGCTAGGAGTTGATGGTTGCTTAGGTGCAACTTTAATCTGTGCGGTTTTAATGCCAGATTTCTTTGCTGCTTCCATTCTCATTTTGCGTCCCATAATAAAATCTCCAACCAATATTTGGTAGTCTGGCATGTTAGCAATTGTTGGCAATTGCCGGAGCACATGTTGTGCTTCAGTGTATTCCACTGATGCCCGATCCTTCCAAAACGGATATAGTTTTTCTACGGTAGGACGAATTTGATTATGTTCCTGAATAAATTGAGCGCGTTGAGGGATTTGCATATCAATTGCATCTTCAACTTTACGACGAATTGATTTGATGTCCTCATACGAATATTCTTTTCCATTCAGTTCAGCACCGTCCGAATTGTCTTCGCACCACCTTTTTAACTCACGCGCTTTTTGATATTCGGTTTGCAATTTTTGCATGTCCCAAACTTCACTAAACGGGTTGTTAGCATGTTGCTCAACATACGGAGGTTGTTCCTCAAGCTTTTGCAACTTAGATTTCGTTTCATTCAACTCTTGTTCTAGTGTTGATAGCCTTTCAGTAGCTTCTTTTTTAGCCCTTGTAAGCTTATCAATACGTTTTTGAACACCAGTTGATTCTTCGGAATCTACAGGTTCTTCCGCTTCTTCTTCTTTATCTTCAGAAAGAACAGACTCAGGAGACTCGTCCTGATTCTCAACCGTTTCTTCAGGCGGCTGATCCTCTGCAACTTCTTGCTCTTCTGCATCCGCAGCAGCAGGAAGTTTTTCTTCAACAGGTTCCGAGTTAAAGAGTTTACTCTCTAACAATTTACTCAAAGCCAACTCGTCGAAGACAATTGGATTCAAGTTTACTTCTGACTCCGTGTTTTTAATGGGGTTCGCTTCCCCTTTATTGGATGTAACGGCCATGCTATTTATTCCCTGCAAGTTGGGTTTCTAACACCAGTGTTTACACAAACACAGAAACATGATTAAAACTTAATTCGATTCTTCTTCTTTTGTCAACTGAATGTTTTCAATTTCATAACGAAAATCTTTTAATGCTGCTGCTCGCCCGCAATTAAATGTTCTATCGTCAGGCGTTTGATTTGGCATAATAGCTGTTTCTAACGCCATCTTAATTGAATCTTCTAAAAACTCCATTAACGCAATAAAAATAGGGTCTTCAACACTGTTTCTAATTGCTTTTATTGATTTTTTTGTAAGCATATTATTAATTTGGTTGAACCCCTAACCTTCCAGTTTGTGCGTTCTGTTGTTGCGTTATACTAAACTGTAAATTTTCTGCATATTTCTGCATATTTTGCTGAAATAGTTGGTCTTGTTGCGATGATTGCTGATATTTTGGATTGCTCTGCATGATTTGCTGTAAAAATTGTAGTCTTGTGTTAGCTGTAGGATCGTTCTCTCGCAATTTTGGCGGGTTACCCAATGCAATCAATGCCATTTCTTGGTTTGTTTCATCAAACATTTTTTGTGCTGCTGGGCCTTGTTGAATTACTAGCTCTGTTGCAAGCGTTGGATCAATTGCCCTTAGTGCAAGCGTAATTAATTTTGTCCTATCAACAACTCCACCTGAATCCAGCGGCAAAACAAGCGATGATATTGCTTTTAACTTTTCAGTAACCAAATCAGTGCTCAATTCTCGGATGTCAAACTTAAGCGTAACATCAAGTGTAGCCATATCGTGTTGTTCTGGACAACCTGTAATCCTAGAAATCTCTTCTGGCCCAACATATTGAACTGTTAACGCTAACACTTGACGGAATACAGCAGTCCAACCATGCAACCAGTTTGATACAATGCGTTGCTGACGCATCTGGGTGACGCTAGGAGGCACTTTTTCTGTCGGCCTGCCAAAATACCTGTCTGTTTGAGTTTCAATTGACTGAATCAAATTAAACGCAACATTAGGTTCGCGCGAAGGAGGTTGCATGAACGAAATTTCCCCTGGTCGCAACACTGGAATTTGCACTGCTGGGCCTAACTTCAGTGTTCCACCCCTAGTCTTAGGCACTTGAATTGGTGGCAATGTAGATAACGACGTGTAATCAAAGATACTATCACGTTGCGCCTTGATTTCTTGCTGCCATGTTGCACAAATTTCTGGAACACCCCTGCTTTCTGTAATTTTTCTGTGCAATGTCTCTGTCCGCCAAATAACAAACGGGTAAAGACCATGTGAATAGTCAATCAATTCAAATTTACCCCAACTGTCATTGATTTTTGGGCTAAAAACAGTGCAAAATACTCCAGGCACTTCGTCTTCATCTAATGCTTTCTGGTAGGCATACACTACCTCAATTAGATTTGCTTTGTCATACGCACTGTTTGATGTAAACGAACCCAAAACAAACTCATCAGATCCAGATCCAGCTCTTTGAATTACTTCATCTGCCCATTTTTCATCCCATCCATCCGTTAACACTTTTTGTCTAACTTCCATCTCTGTTAAAAATGCACGACGAAAGATTACTCGCGCAGATTGCAAATCAGTTGTTTCAGGAGGAAACGAAATGTCATCCCAAGGTGCCAATGCTACTACCGATGGAGAGTTTTTTAAGATTGTAGGAATTGGAAAATCGCATTCTCCAGTTTTCCTCAATTCACGAACTGCTTTTAACGCGCGTTTCTTTTTAATGCTAGGAAACACCTGCGTAAAAATTTCAACAACGCGGTCTTCAGATTCAGGATCAACAATCATGTTAGGCAAAGTTCCTAACATTGTTCCTTCTCCTGCTTGTTGTGCCATTTGCACAATCTCTTGCATTGTCAAATGCTGATACTTTTGCCCCATCTCTTGTTGCCATGACACATGTGCTCCAGCCCATCCATATGTCCACAAATATTGCGCCAATAGTTCAACCTCTTCGGTAAGGTTGTTATACATGTTAGCGTTAAGTGTCCAATCCATCAAAGAAAACGCTGTAGACGCTTCTGTTTGGGTTTGAAAACTATTAGGACTAACCTTAATCATCGACCGCCAAAATGCTGTAGTAGTCAAATCTACTAACCCATTAACAACCTCGTCAGCTAATGGAATCCTTGTGTCGCTAGCTCCGTCCCAAGGGAATGCTTGTTTTCCAGAAGATGTGTTTGCTGTCCACTTTTTGCCATCTGTGCTTTGTCCATCCCATTGGCAAAATCGAGTCTCTTCATTTCTAGTAACCCTATTGTTTCCGCTGTTCTCGCCTGTTGAACGTGCCAATTCTTTACACAATGAAATTAAATCTGGCTCAGCCCCAACTGTTGCCATTTCATCTTTATTTTCAAACATAAAATTCTTAATAAGAACCGCCACTAACAGAGTTCATTCCACCTTCGCTTATATATTCCAATTTACTAACTATTAACATCCCTAAGCAATCTACAGGATCTTTACTAGCTCCCTTTTGCCCATCTCTTCCCGTATGTTCACTTAAACACCATATCAAGTTATAACAATCTTTATCAATGTAAAGATTTGGCTCATTCAATACAGTAATATCTTTTGTCGTGTCCCAGCTTAATTCGCTGTTAATTGAAGCAATTCGTTGTTCAACTGGAATACCACTTGCCGCAACAAACGCCATTCCTTCATCCCCATTTAATTCACTTGGTTCACTTAACAACTCAATTAATGTTGTTCCTCCAGCTTCACTCATTGCTGCTGTTCCACCAGATCGAGGATCAATAAGTCGCATTATAGGTTCTCCATATCCTAACTCTGCTTCTATTTGCCTAAATCTTTCTCGATATTCAGATATTCCACCTCCGCTCCCCAACATCTGTGCAGGGCCAATTTTACCATCTGCTTTTTCACTAGGTAATACCCACTCTCCATACCCAGCAAAATCAGGCCACTCTCGGACTATTACTTTCTTACCATCTTCTAATGCCAACATCCATAAACAAAACCAATTGCGTGCTCCAGCAGGGTCAATAACCATATAAAGCGTTCCTTTTTTATCTTTATATTTCTCTTTGTCTATCGTATGTATTTCAGCACGAAATCTTGAAAACGCTTTTCCTAAATTGTTTGTTGCCCATCCATATGCACGAGTTAATATTTGACCCATTGGTGCTCCAACCAATTTCCTTTTCATCTCGTCCCACGGGTTATACGCATTGTCTTCACTAAAGAAAAACAACGTCTTTCTTTCAGTTAATTGTTGCTTCATAACCCTAGGTGCTTTTCCTTTAGGCCACCCTTCAGATCCTACTTTTCCCGCTAACAATTCTCCTTCTCCCCATTTTTCTATTCTTGCTCCACTTACAAACTCTTTGTAAACACTAGCAACCCCTTCAATTGGCGTTTGTGTTACTAACAGTTTTCCTCTCCTGGTAATTAAACGATATCTTAATGTCTCTACCCAACTCTGAGGCACTAACTCATCGCACCACACTAAATCAGCTTCTCTCCCTTCAATAGTGTTTTCACTCTGCGTATAGTTAATAAAGTCACACCGACTACCATTCGGTAATATAAAGCTTCCATCCGTAAACCCATTTTTCCTACTGTAGTTTAAATAATGAATCTTTCCCTTTTTTGTCCCTCTTAATGCCACAGGCAAATAATTGTATATGGCAGGCTGTTGCACCGTCACACTAGTCGCATTGCTAGTGTGACAACATAACACCTGCGCGTTGTCTTTCTCTAACATTACCTGGATACACTTCCTCGCCGCCCACAACGTCTTCCCTGCCCTGTTTCCCCCACTTACAAGTATTTCACTTGCCCCATTCCATTCTTCATTTGCCATCTCCCAATGATCTGGAATATACCCATACACATACGGATCCGCTTTTTCTAACTGACAAAGTTGAGTCCTTTTATTTCTTAATTCTAACCCGCCTTCTGTAGATGAATTTATCTTTGGAATAATTGGGTGTATCGGTTGATCATTCCACCAAATCCGATGACAATCTTCACTGCAAAATGTAACTTTAGCAACAGGGAGAGGAACATTACAAAGTACACAAAAATTTAATTTTGTTTTAACTTTCATCTTCTTTTTCGGATTCTTTTAACTCAACCACTTCAACAGCATCTTCAATTGTTGGCTTTTCGTTTTTTGCTTCTTTTATATTTTTTAATAAGTCTCTGTGTGTTAAAGTCACACTTTGTATGTGTTGAATGCTCGTAGGTTGTCCTCTAATCAACAATAATTTGTCCACAAATACTGCCATTGTAAACGGGATGCTCTTCAGTTCCAACGTGTCTATCCCTCCTTCAGCCATCCTTTTTGCCCCTTTCCAAATCGCTATCTCCATCAAATGCTTCACACTCTGATTCCATCCCTCCTCATCTTTTGGATATCCAACAGGCAAATCTATCATAAGCTTATAAT